GAAGTTGAGCTCGCAAGCGGCTGGAAAGATTAACCGGCTCGAAGCTCCCGCGAAAAAGAAGTACTCGCAAGCGGAACTCGCCGCTATGCCGCTTAACGAGCGGATCGCGGCTATGATGAACAACAATTAATAACGCCTAAAAACTCGAAACTATGGCAACTATTACCGCCGCTGTCGGCAACTATGGAGGGAAGCTCGCTCTCCCGTATGTAACTCCCGCTATTATGGCGGCGGATACTATCGTTAACAACTGGTGCGATATCCGAACAAACGTCGTAGGTACTGCGGCGCTCCGTAAATGGGACGGCGCTACGCTCCGCGCTCGGACTTGCGGCTTCACGGGTCAGAGCGGCGCTTCTTTGGGCGAAGTTTTGCTCACTACTACGAAGCTCGAAATTAAGCTCGAACTCTGCGGAAAGGATCTCGCGGCAACGTATGAAGCGGACATTATGAAGAATAGCCGTCTCGCCGCTCCAGATACTAAAACGGCTTTCTTGCAATACATCGCGAAAGCGGCGGCTCAAGACATTGAGAAGAATATGTGGCGAGGACTCTATAACTCCGCGAGCGGCGCAACGACGGGAGGCTCTGCGACTTCGGCTTTCGGAGGCTTCAACTCGATTATCGTAGCCGGCTCTCCAGTTGCGGAGATTCCTTTGACGGGAGCTACTACGAGCTCTAACATTCTCGGACGTTTGGCGGCTCACGTTGCCGCCGCTCCTTCGGCTATCGCTGGAGATGAGAATACTTATCTGTATATGTCTCCAGCTATGAAAGTTTTGTACTATCAAGGTATGGCGGGAACGTACGGAGCTGTTCTCGGAGAGATGGTAGAAAGCTACGCCGGCTATAAGATCGTTACTCCTCGCGGGATGCCGGACGATACCTTTATTCTCTCCCCTTGGAATAACTTCGTATTCGGTACGGACTTAACCGGAACTTCTACGGATGTCGCCGCTGGAGTCGTCGACTTGAACGAAACGACGCTCGAAGACGTTGTACGCGGCTCTGTTATCTTGACGGCTGGATGCGCTGTAGTAGATCTGGATTCTCTCGCCGTTTCTCGTCGTACCGCTTAATTCCTAGCTTATGCCTTGTTCACTCACTCTTACGGGACGCGCGTTCCCTTGTAACAAGGGACTAGGAGGAATCCGGCGTATCTGGGTTAAAGCTTACGACGCGGACGATTTCCCTCAACCGACGAACGGAGTTATCGCGAACTCTTCGCAACCGGCTACGTTCTTCGGCTACGATCTCGCGAAGAACTCCGGGAATCTTACGCAAACGATTAACTCCAGTCCGGAGAACGGAACGCTCTTCTACGATCAAGCGCTAGAAGCTGTACTCGTTTCGCTGGTCGGAGCGGATACGGCGGAGTTCCATAATATGCTGAAAACGCGGCTCTCTATCCTCGTCGAAGACAATAACGGAGAATATCTCCTTATGGGACTCGATCGCGGCGTAGAGGCTACCGGCGGAAGCATCGCAACGGGAACGGCGAACGGAGACTTGAGCGGATATACGTTCAATCTCTCCGCGCAAGAGGCGCTCCCTTGTCCGCACGTAACTATCGGAGCGGATATTACGCTAACGCCTATGTACGCATAAGTTTTGCTTGTTGGGTCATTTTGGTAAATGGGGGAGGCGCGAGCCTCCCTTGTTTATTTTAGCCTCGCTAGTCGTTAGATGTCTATGATACGCCTTAACCCAAATAGCGGAACTCAAGCTATCTATCTTACGCTCCAAGATGCGGCGCGGGACTGGACGTATACGAACTATCTCTTTAAGCTGGTTAATCGTATGAGTAAAGAGGCGTTCTATTTCGTAGCTTATGTCGTGGTAGATAATCCGCGCTATACGCGCGTAGACGTAGCTACGAATACGGACGATACGAATAACGTTCTCCTTACGGATACCGGCTACTACGATTACGCCGTATACGTTCAGAACTCGGAGAGTAACTTAGATCCAGCGAACGCGCTCGCGAAAGTCGAAATCGGTACGCTCTTCGTTACGGGAGCGGCTATCTCGAACGCTCCTAGCATCACATTAACGGACGATATCGTTTACTATGGCGGACAATAAAACAAGGATCGAAAGTATCGAGCTCTCCGGATACTCGAAGCGAGATTATTCCGAGCGGCAAGAGGAGAGCGTTATTTATTTTGGCGAGGATAACTCCTTTCCGAATTACCTAGTTGAGCTCTATAACGAGTCTCCGACGCATCGCGCGTTATGTACGACTATCGGACTTATGATTTACGGCGATGGATTTACGCCGCAAGATCTCGACGCGCGTCTTCTTTATGAGAGCTGGAACTTCGACGAGGAGCTTCGTAAAGCGGCGCTCGATCTCAAGCTCTTCTCCGGCTTCGCGCTCGAAATTAACTGGAGCTTAGACCGAGAGACTATCGCTCGCGTCTCGCATCTTCCGTTCGAGAATGTCCGGAGCGGATGCGCAAACGAAGAAGAAGTAGTAGAGACATTCTTCTATTCTAGAGACTGGACGGATAACTCGATCGAGCCGACTCCGTTTCCGCGCTTTAATACGGAGACGAAGATCGAGCATCCCGTACAGATTATGTACGTTAAACCCTTCTCGCCGGGAAGCTACTACTACCCGAAGCCGGATTACGTAGGAGCTATTAACTACATCGAGCTAGAGCGGGAGATTTCTACGTTCCATATCAACAACATAAAGAACGGACTCGCTCCATCTATGGCGATTCACTTCGCGAACGGCGATCCGAGCGAAGAGGAACAGAACGCTATTCGAGCGAAGATCGAGCAACAAGCGACCGGAGCTCACAACGCGGGAAAGTTCTTCCTCACGTTCTCGGACTTGCCCGAACAGAAACCGAGTATTGATACCTTCCAGCTCTCGGACGCGGATAAGCAATATCAGTTCCTAAGCGAAGAGACTACCGCTAAGATTATGATAGGACACCGAGTAACGAGTCCGGAGAACTTCGGCGTAGCTGTTTCGGGAAAGCTGGGAACGGCGGGAACGGGAGAAGCGGCGGACTTATTCGAGGAGCAAGTTATCGAACCCTATCGCGAGATACTCGTTAAGGCTTGCAAGAAGATTTATAGCGCTTGCGGAATCCAGACGCAAATAGGAGCGGCGCAAGCTCAAGCCGAAGTAAAGGCGGAACAGAGCTTTACGGGAATTCAGATTTCGAGCGCTATCGACGTTATTACGAAGACGAAGACGGGAGAGCTCGATACGGCTCAAGCTCGTCAGATTCTTATCTCTATGCTCGGATTTACTCCGGAAGCCGTCGATAATATCTTTAAGAATCAAGAAGCTACAGCGGCGAATCTATCTGCGGAGAAATTCCCGGAGGAAGCCTTTAGTCTCTTGGAGGACGTAGGGGAGGAAATAGGGGACGAATGGGAGCTTATCGATAGCCGCGAAGTAGACTACGACTCCGAAGATACTTTCGACGCTCTATGGAGCTTCGCTCGCGTTCCTAGCTCGAATCCGAACGGCAAGAGCTCGCAAGATAACGAGCTCATTAAAGTACGCTACGGATACGCTCCCGGAATTTCTGATGAGAAGAGCCGGGACTTCTGTAGGAAGATGGTAAACGCTGGGAAGGTCTATCGGAAAGAAGATATCCTCGCGGCATCTGAACGCGCCGTGAATCCGGGATGGGGAGCGCGAGGAGCGGATACTTATAATCTTTGGCTCTATAAAGGCGGCGGATCTTGTCGGCATTTTTGGGAGCGGCGAACGTATCTCCGGCGGGACAATAAGAAGCTCTCCGTAAACGAAGCTCGCGCTATTATCAACTCCGTACCAGCGGCTGAGCGGAATAAATACCGGCTTCCCGTGAACGAGAAGGAAGTAGCCCAACGTCCGCGCGATATGGTAAATAGGGGCTTTCTTGAGCCGCGTAAATTCTCAACTCCTCGCTAATTATGGAAGTACTTCTTATCGACGCGAATTATCTTAAGCGCGTAACGAATCTCAACGGCGCTGTAGACGAGGCTACGCTTCCTCCCGCGATTATCGCCGCTCAAGATATCAGTATTCAAATGTATACGGGAAGCGATCTCCTCGACAAGCTGAAAGCGGACGCGCAAGCCGGTACGCTAGCGGGAGCGTATAAGACGCTCGTAGACGACTATCTACGTAAGGCGCTAGCTTGGCTAGTTATGGAAGAGTTACTTCCTTCTCTCTACGTCCAGATAGAAAACGGCGGACTCGTTATCCGGAGCGCGGAAGGGACTACGGCTATCTCGGAGACGGAGCTACAACGCGAAGTAGATCGAGCGCGGAATAAAGCGAAGTTCTATCTCTCGCAGATGTGCAACTATATGAGCTACAACTCCGCGAGCTTGCCGGAGTATGGCACGAACGTATATAACAGAATTTCGGCGAAGAGCTTCTCGTATCATATCGGCGGCTTACATATCGGAGGAGGAAGGAACGCGCGAGGATACCAGAAAGATATCTATTCTACACGATGAGAACGAAGAGAAAGGATAACGAAGAGCTTCTTAAAATTTGGCTTTCAAACGATGAGCGAAGACAAGATAAACGAGATCGCGAACGCCGTAGCGCGAATCGAAACGAAGTTAGACGCACATAAAGAGCGGCTAGACGATAGCGCGGCGCGTATCCATACACTAGAGCGGAAATTCTGGACGGCGCTAGGAGCGTTCTTTCTCTCTATCGCTACGTACATTAAGTCGTTATTCGGATGAGAGAGCTTAATAAGATAATCCTTCATTGTTCAGCAACGGAAGAAGCCAAGGATATCGACGCGGGAACTATTCGCCGCTGGCATATGCAGGGCAACGGCTGGAAGGATATCGGCTATCACTACGTTATCCGGCTCGATGGAGTCGTAGATATCGGACGACCTATCGACGAAGCCGGCGCTCACGTGAAAGGACATAACGCCGACTCTATCGGTATATGTTATATAGGAGGACTCAAGGACGGGAAACCAGCGGATACGATGACGGAGCTTCAAGAGCTCGCGTTTTTAGATCTTGTCCGGAGCTTGCGTCTCCTCTTCGGATATATGCCGATTTCCGGACATAACGAGTACAGCTCGAAGGCTTGTCCTTCGTTCAACGTTCAGGATAAATATGGATTCTTAAACATCTAGATATGGAACTTCTTTTAGATCACTGGGCGGAGATTACGCTCGCGCTCCTCGCCTTCGCGAAGGTTATCGTTAATCTTCTTCCTTCGGATAGTCCAGCTCGGAACGTCTTCGAGATTCTGGATAAGCTTATTAACGCTATCGTTCCAGACGTAAGGAAGCCGGCAAAGAATGAAGAATAAGCTCCTCTCCGCTCTTGCGGGACTCGACTTAACGGAAGCGTTCAAGACGAAAGGAGATCTTCAGCGCTGGAGCGCTAAGAGGACGATAGGCGGCGCTATCGCTGTTACGGCTTGTCAGGATATCGTAACAAACGGGAATAGCTGGGAGAGCGTCGTTCTATGCGCGATAGCTATTATCCCTATCTCGCTCTCTTTCTTCGAAGAGAAGGAGTAACTTTACGGCGTAGTTTCATCGCTATACGTTAGACGAGAGGCGGCTTCTTCAGCGGAGGGAGTCGCTTCTTTTTTGCCCCTAACGGAAAAAAAAGATTCGTTCGCTCTTGGATATGTAACCTTTGCGTATATCTTTGCGTAAGTTAAACGAACAAACTTTTAGCGATGAACTGGATTTATAACTCGATCCCGAATACGAATCGGGAAGTACTCGTAGCCTTCCGAGCTACGGAATTGTTGAATAGCGATAACGTACGCTATACGCTCTCTACGCTAGATAGTAGCGGCAAGCGATTCTTGCTCCCGGATTCATACGAAATAATCGGATGGGCGGACTTTACGCGATGCACGAAGGACGCAAGCGGCAACGCTTTAACTCATCACTATCTAAACGTAGAAGGACTCAAGCTATGAGCGCGGGACAATTTCCAGAGCTGAAGGAAGACGCTAGCGCTTTCTACGAATGGGCGGAGCGCGTAACGCCGGACGAGCCTTACGGAGTCCGTTTCCATCTCTTCGAGCTCCGACGAGCGCTCGATAATCTGAACCGACTTATTAACCAGTACGAGCGAATCGTACAAAATTCAACTAATAGCGATGAATAAGATTAAATCTATTCAAGGAGGCGGAACGCTGAACCTTCACGGGAAGACGTTCTATAAGTTCGAAGTTCTTCTCGATGACGATACAACGGGAGAAGTACTCGCGTTAAAGGCGGATCGCTGGAAGGTAGGCGATGAGGTAGAAGTACAACGGCAGAGCACGAACTACGGAACGCGCTTTAAGTTATCCGTCCCGGAGGCGAACCAAAATACGAGCGGCTTCCAGCGCGGCAACGGCGGACGCTCCGCAGATCCAGAGACTCAACTTCGCATCGATGCGTCGTGGGCTATCGG